CCATCGGGCCGTCATCGCAGAGAGGGTGACGAACGGTGTCGCCGTCTATCAGCGTTGGGGCGTGGACAACCTCTACAAGTGGGCGGACTGGTACAAGGCAACCAAGCCGCCACCGCCCCCCGACCCGGTCGCGCTCATCGAGGCCGCGCTGCCTGTGCTCACCGAGCGCGCGCTGCAGTTGCTCCGAGAGACGCTCGAGGCCGGTGAGGGCAACGCGACAGCGGTGCGGGCGGCACAATGGACGCTCGACAAAGCCTACGAGTTCGCGAAGGCGCAGCCGAAGACCGAGGGCACGAAGCAGGCGATGGCCGAGCTTGAGGCTGTGCTCCGTGTGGTGAGCTGATGGTCGCCTTCGTCCCTGGCGCCGTCCCGATTCCGCACCGCGCTGCAGTCGCGCAACTGGTCAGTGATGCCGACAAGTTCGCGCGGCTGCATCGAGTGCAGGACAAGGACAGCAAGCAGCTTGTGCCGTTCGTGCCGTTGCCGATGCAGGTCAAGATCTTCGAGGCGGTCAAGGCAGGTCACAAGCGCATCCTCATTCTCAAGGCGCGACAGGTCGCAGCAACGACCGGTGCGAAGATGGTGATGCACTGGAAGGCCTACACGACACCGCACGCAGCGATGCACGCGGTCATCAGCATGCGCGACGACAGCGCGGTCATGCTGCTTGACGACAATCGCCGATGGCTTGACCAGCTTCCGGCGCTCTTGACCCGGCCGGTCGAGACCCGCGCTCGAGCTCGCCTCGTGTACGGCGACACCGGTGCAAGCCTACAGGCGTTCACCAGCCGGTCTCAGACCGGCCTGCGTTCGTTCACGCCAGCGGCTGCGCTCATCTCCGAAGCTGCGTACGCTCCGGACTTGGAAGAGGTCTTGGCGCAGGTGGATGCGGCTGTAGGAGACGGCCTGCTCATCGTGGAGTCGACCGCCAACAACCCGGCCGACTTCTACAGCTCGCTTGTGCGTGGCGCGCCAGAGAACGGCTGGACTCTGCTCACGATGTTCTGGCATGAGCACCCGACCTATTGCGACGGCGCGAAGCTCATCCCGGATGACTTTGAGGCGAGCTTGACCGATGCGGAGAAGTCGCAGCGCGAAGCCTACGGTCTCAGCCTGGGCCAACTCCACTGGCGACGCCGCACATGTGCTCGGCTTGGCTCGGAGCACAAGTTCAGACGCGAGTACCCGGCCTCGATCGATGACTGCTTCCTCGAGCGCGAGGGCGGCTACTACGGCGACGAGCTGCTTGCGCAGGTCAACGTGCTCGAACACGCGCTGCATGGAGAGAACGCGGGGCGAGAGATTGAGAAGCCACACCCGCATGACCGCTACGTCATGGGTGTAGACGTCGGCGGTGGCGTTGGTGGCGACTACAGCGCGCTTTGCGTCGTGTCCGTTGCAACGTCGCAGGTCGTCTACACAGAGCGCAACAACAAGGTCACGCCTTCAGCTTGGGCGCATCGCTGCATCCAGGTAGCGACCCGGTACAACCAGGCGCTAATGCTTGCCGAGAGCAACAACCACGGCCATGCGTTGCTGCTTGAGCTCCAGTCCTGCGGCTACAACGCACAATGGCGCGATCCGAAGACGGGAAAGCCTTGGGTCACGACGCTGCAGAGCAAACTCGATGCGTTCGACACGCTGCGTGAGTCGTTGCAGCTTGTGAAGATGCTTGACCGGCCAACGTGGCTTGAGTTGCGCAGCCTCACGATCCCTCCGGGCAAGGTCGCGCCAGAGGCGCCCAAGGGCGCGCATGACGATGCGGCGATGGCGATGGCCTTGGCGTACCGTTGCCTGCGCGATGTGCCGTCAAGCTGGCGCACAACCGCGCTACAGTCGGGACGCACGCGGATAGACGACCTGCTCGCAGCATCCCGCGCGCGGCGCATTCGCTCCGCTGCCTTGCCCTTCTGAGGTCCCATGCTCACACCTGCGCACGTTGCCGATATCGTCGGTCAACACGACCTGTACTGGACCAACCGGCGCGAAGAGATGCGCGAACTGCGTCGCCTCTACATGACGGACTTCTGGGCCAAGGAAGAGAACGTTGTCGAGGGCGTGCTGCGCACCGAGGTCCCGAAGGCCTACGCTGTCGTGGAGAGCTACCTTGGCTCGCTGTATGCCAAGAACCCGGCTGTCTTCGTGCAGCCCGATGTGCGCGCGCGCGGCAACGCAGACGTCGCTGAGGCAACCGCGAACCTGTACCTGCTCACGATCCGAGAGCAGCTCGAGGACGCGACCCGACTTGCGCTCATCTATCCGTGCTCGTTCATCAAGCTGAGCCCAGTCGAGAGCGTTGACCCGCTCAAGCGCGTGGCGTCCGCTGCGCTGCCTCCCTGGGAGGTCATTGTCGACGCCACGGCCTGCAGCTGGGACCAACAGCGCTACGTAGGTCACGTGTACCTGATGCCGCTCGACGAGGCTGCGGTGCGCTACGACCGGCCGGAGACCGACTTCTCGCCACGGGTGTACCAGAAGTGGATCGACGCCAGCTCCACAATCGGTGGACGCACGATGCTCGGTCTGAACCCCAACGACAGCAGCGTGCCAACGAACGAGAAGTGGGTTCGCATCGTGGAGATGTACGACCTGCAGGCCGACAAGCTGCTCGTATGGAGCGAGGACTTCCGCAAGCCTGACACGTTCGTCTTCCAGGGCGTCAAGGTTCAGGTCGGCGCCCTCGAGGCGACCGCCGCAGCCGATGAGCGTGCGCCCGAAGCGGAGCTCCAGCACGAGACCACGGGCATTCCGTTCAAGTCCGCATCGGGCAGGCCCGTTGTGCCGATCATCCCGCTGTACTTCTCTCGGGACCCTGACACTCCGCTGCGAGGCTACAGCTTGCTTGCTCGCAGTCGTGACCAGTTCCGAGAGATGAACCTCATCCGAAGCTACCAAGCGCAGGGCGTTCGGCGCATGGCGCGGCAATGGATGGTACGCGCTGGCTTCTTGTCCGAGGATGCGGCTGCGAAGATCGCGCAGGGCCTCGACGGCGAGATGATTGAGGTCGACCTGCAGCCAGGTCAACCGCTCGACGGGAACATGACGCCGGTTCCACAAGCGCCGATCCCTGGCGACATCGCGGCCTACGCGGTCACGGTTGACAGCGACATCCGCGACGCTGGCCTCTTGGCGCCGTTCACGCGGGGCGAGGTCACGAAGTCAACGGCTACCGAACAGCAGCTGCTTGCGGCGTACACCTCGAGCGAGATCGGGCGCATGGCCCGCATCCGAGACAGCGTGATCACGGGCATCGCGTCGACGTACAACATCATCTTGTCGGTTGTCCTGGGCGACGAAGCAGAGCCGCTTGCCCTCCCGAACCCGGTCGGGCCGACCAACCTGAGCGCCGATGACCTGACAGGCGACTTCAGCTACTGGGCCGTTGACGCAGGCACCACGCCGATGAGCGACATGGCACGGCAACAGAGCCTGGAACGCTTGGCGCCGTTGCTGCTCTCGCTTGGTGCGCCACGTGAAGCGGTGCTCTCCGAGCTCGTCCGCGCCTACCAGCTGCCCGAAGCCTTCGCGAAAGCGGTCGAGGCCGCACAGCCCCCTACCCCCGAAGGGGCGCCCGCCCCGCTTCCGATCGAAGGAGTCTGAGATGCCCCTTGAAGTGATGACCAAGCTCCCCGGTGAGTTGAGCAAAGCCGCGCGCGACAGCGACGAGATGGTCGGCATGGAGCTTGCCGCCATGGTCCCGAAGCCAGACCGGCCCTACAGCCCGAAGGTAGTCAAGGCGCTTGCCGAGACCCTCAAGGCCGTGCTCGAGGCGGTCGGCATCGAGGGCGTTGAGGTCGAAGAGTACACGGGCCCAGTCGCGCAGCTTGAGCCCGATGATGTGCGCTTCCTCGCCATGGTCGCTGCGATGGCTCAGGACTACGGCAAGCCGATCCCGGTCGAGCTCACCGACATCAAGGGCGACAAGGAGCTCACGGTCATCACCGCCCACTTGAAGGGCCTGGCCAACGACCCTCGCTTCAAGGCCTTCCTTGAGGTCGACCAAGAGCAGGCCGAACCGCTCGCCGAAGAGATGGCGATGGAAAAGCGCGGTGAGGTCGAGGTCGAAGGCGAGATGGAAGAAGGCGAGGGCGAAGAAGGCGAGGTTGAGATCGAGGTCAAGAAGAAGCCGAGCCCTGATGCTCTCTTCCGTTCTCGCATGCGCTGAGGTTCACGATGGCTTTCTTTCGCACGCTCACAAGCGCAGTCGGTGGTCTTGCGAAGAAGGCCGCCGAATCGGCGCTGGTCAACACAGTTGCCGAAGTGTTCGGCTTCGCTGGCGCGAACCAGCGGCGCGTTGTGCCGACGGACTTCACGGTTCTACGGCAAGAGGGCGTCGGCGGAACCGTGTCGGCGATGCTGGGCCTCGAGGAAGCGATCGACCAGATGCTTCCCGTGCGCTTCCAGTACACCGACCTGTGGGTGCGCCGGGATGGCTCCATCATCGGCGTGAAGGGCTTGCGCGTCGGCAACCCGCACGCGCTGTTCTACGGCCCGAACGGCCTACCGTACCTGCACATGTACATCGACCCGCAAAGCGCTTCGCAGAGCAACACGCTGCGCAGGCGGGCCGACGCGACACCGAGCGAGCGCGCCAACGGGCAGATGCCAGGTTGGCGGACGTTCATCGTTGGGCGCATCCGTGACCTTGAAGTGCTCGAACCCAAGGATGCGTTCGGGCGCCGCAAGCGGTTCAAGATCGCTCCAGGCTTCAACAAGGGCTACTACGACAGCTACGTGCTCAGGGCTGGCGATGTGAGCCGGAAGCGAGCGACCTGGGCTCAAGACTGACATCACCCCCACGCAAGGAAGTCCATCGTGACCACTCCGACCGCAAGTGCGCCAAGCCAACCGTCAACCGCCCAAGCTGTGCTCGATCAAGCGACTTCACTGCATGCCGATGCACCGGCGCCCACGCCAGAAGTCGAGTCCGCAGAAGTCGAGCTCGAAGTCGAGGCCGAAGGCAAGCCAGAACGGCGCGGCCTGTCCTGGGCGGATGCGCTCAAGCAGGTTCCGCCCGACATTCGCCAACTCATGAAGTCGATGCAGGCGGACTACACCAAGAAGACGCAGGAGCTTGCCAGCGAGCGCAAGAACTTCCTTGCTGAACGTGAAGCGCTGCTCAAGGGGCACGCTGAGCTCAAGGTCCCGGATTCACTTCCGGAGTACGACCCGTTCAACGAGTCGACGATCGCAGCGCGCATCGAGGCCGAGGTCACGAAGCGGTTGCAGGCTGTGCTCGAGCCGATGAAGCGGGAGTACGAACAGGTCAAAGCGGAAGAGACCTACAACAGCTTTCTTGCCGAGCACAGCGACCTGAAGACCGACACCGGCCTGCGCTCCGAGGTGCAGCATCTGCTCGAGACGAACGCAAGCCTGGACCTTGAGACAGCCTATTGGGCGGCGAAGGGCAAGCAGGCGCGGCAAGCTGCAGCCAAGGCCGCAGAGACCGACAAGGCGCGGCGCGCAGCGGAGCGTGAGGCTGCGCAGCGCGGGACCGGCCTGCCTCGCAAGGGCGCCGCGGCATCGCCTCCGGCGAAGGGTGAAGTCCGCTCGATGAGCGCGGCCGACATCTACGCTCTGGCGCAGTCGTTGCATCGACGTTGACGTTGCGCTACCGTTGCGCTGCGCGGACTACCCCTTTGCGGCGTCCTGTAGCGGCATCCGGTAGCGGACACGCCCCCACAACCGACAACCAACCGCAAGGAGGGCATCATGCCCATCAACCCGTCGATTCTTTCGACTACGCTGCAGCTTCTGCGCGACAAGCTGATCGACAACAGCTTCGTTTCGCACCCCTTGTTCCGCGCCATCGAGCAGTCGGGCAACCTCGTCAAAGTCAACGGCGGTAGCCGCGTTGAGCAGCCCGTGATCTTCGGCGACCATAGCCAGATTAGCGTGCTGAACAACGGCTTTGAGCCGGTCTCGCTCGCCGTGACCGACCCCTTCAACGCCGCGAAGTACGAATACTCGAACTTCACCCAGCCCATTGTGCTGAGCGCGGTGGAGAAGGCTGCGAACAAGGGCGACCTTGCCGTTGTGAACATCCTCGAGAGCAAGATGAAGAACGTCATGCTCTCGCTGAAGAAGGCCGTCAACGAGCAGGTCATCCGGGGCACCGGCACGATCAACACGCTCCAGACGCTCAACGGCAACGGTACTACCACCGTGGCCCCCAACACTACCGGCTGGCTCGAAGGCGTTGTCCGCAACAGCCAGGTCGACGTCGTCGGCGGTCTGGCCAAGACCACGTTCCGCGGTCAGAACTGGTTCAACCAGTTCTTCAACAGCGGCGCGGCCTTCGACCTGAGCCATCTGGACCAGTTGATGATCAACTGCCAGCTGTTCCATCCCGGCGGCAAGTTCCCGGACATCATTCTGATGAGCCCGGCCTGCTATGGCGCCTTCCAGGCGCAGCAGCAGTCGCAGGTGCAGTACATCAGCGCGTCCGACCGCTCGAGCCTCGATGCTGACATGGTCGGCATGTGGCGTGGCGCGAAGATCTACGTCGACCCGAACCTGGGCTTCACCGCCAACGCGGGCTCGGCCATGGGTGCGCTGCCTGTCTCTGCATACGCGCTCAGCTCGGACATGTTCCAGCTGTACGCGGACGTCGACGGCTGGTTCAACCTCAGCGAGATGATGCCGGTTCCCGGCACCGCCACTGAGGCTGCACAGGTCTTCTGTCGCATGCAGCTCGTGACCGGTCACTTGGCCAGCCACGGCGTTCTCATCAACGCGGAGGCCTGATTCACATGGCTACTTCGACTCTCATCCAGTACCTGCCCTCTGGTGAGTTGCCCGATACCAGCAACCGCAGCCAGACCGAGACCTTCATCGCGCGCGAGACCGTCGCCGTCGGTGACTGGGTTGCGTTCGACTACGCTGCGACCGACATCGGCAACATCACCCGCGGGATCTTCAAGGCCGACGGCAACAGCAGCCCGGTGCGCACCCCCTTCGGTGTCGTCATCGGCTCCGCAGACCGGGACGCCAGCGGGACCCCGCTGTTCACCGCTGGTAGCCGCATCATCGTCTGCATCAGCGGTGTCGCCATCGCCAGCTGCAGCGACAACGGCGGCGCTGGCAACGCGATCGGCACCTTGCTGCAGATCACCAACACCGCTGGAACCGCTGATGTGGCCTCGGCCGCTTCCGCGCAGCCCGTGTGCGGCATCCTCAGCGAGACCATCGCCGCGGCGGCCGGCACCGTCCTGCGTCGCGTTGTGGTTGTCAAGCAGTTCTGATCTCCGCTGCCCGGCCCAACCGGGTACACTGGCCCCGTCCGCTTCGCGCGGGCGGGGCTTCGTCGTAGGAGGGACCCGTGAACCTTGGCGACTTGATTGACTTCTGCGGCAACCTGCTCGACTACGATCCGACGAACGATACGTACCGTTCGCAGCTCGTCGCGCTGCTCAACGAGGCGCAGACCCGGACGCTCACCGATCGGCCTTGGGACTTTGCACAGCGCGACCGCAGGCTGCAGGTCTGGACCGACACGACGCTACCGGTCACCGTGACCAACGGATCGGCGACGGTTGGCGGCGGTCCGTTCACCGTGTCGACGTCGGCGGTTCTGCCTGGCTCTCCGCTTGATCGGGCCGTCATCGAGATCACTGACAGCACAGCAACGACCTACACGCACCGCATCTCTTGGGTGCTCAACGGCGCGCAGCTGTACTTGGACCGGCCGTTCATCGGTGTGACCGGCGCCTACACGGCGATCGTCAAGCGGCGGGAAGTCTACCTTCCCTCCGACTGCATGCAGGTGCAGAACGTCGGCGACCCGTCGCAGGGCATCCCTGCCAAAGTCATGTTCCTGAGCAAGTTCGAGCGCGAAGACGCGAACTTGTACCCGGAGCTGCTCGGCACTGTCGAGGCCTACCTACCCAGCGAGGGCAAACGCATCCCGGCGCCGCAGACCCCTCGAGGCATCACGACGGTAGCAGCCGTCGGTCAAGGCGCGCGGACGATCAACGTCTACATGGTCAACGTGCAAGGCATGCTGGCCACGAACTTCAAGGTCTACCGCTCCGATGTGAGCGATGGATGGGAGAGCGCGTTCAGCAAGGTTGCGACCTACAGCTTGAGCGACACCGAGACGCTGCGCTTCCAGCCCGAAGCGGTCGACGACACGACCGGCTTGTACCGTCGGTACTACTTCACCTGTCCAGAAGCGGGCATCCTCGCTCCTGTGCGCGTGCGAAGCGCAGGCGGACAAGGCTTTGCAGCGGCTGGCGTCGACACGATCAACCCGCAAGGCGGCGTCATCTTGGCCCCTGCGTTGGCTCTCAGCACGCTGCAGGCGCAGACGTTCCAGGCCTTGAGCGTGCGCTACGTCTGGGACCAGGCGGCCGCCTATCAGAGCATCCAGCTCTATCCGCACCCAAGCGCAGATCAGCAGATCGATGTGCGGATGCTCATCGCTCCGAGTCGGATGCTCGAGGACCAAGACGCACCGCTTGTCCCGGCGGCCTATGCGCAGGCCATCGCCTACACGGCACTTGAGGCCTTGACGCTCAAGGTCGACAACGGCGCGCTATCGGCGGTCTACCAGCGCAAGAAGGATCTCATCATTCGAGGGATGGAGCAGGCCTACCTGAAGGCCGTTCCCCGTCGGATCGTGAAGGGAACCC